CGCGGATGTATCGCGACGCTTTGCAAATTCGCACAGCTAAGGCGCGTTTGGCTGCCGCAAAGGCTGAACTTGACCATAAAAAGGAAAAGCTTCGCCAGCAGCGAGAACGTGCTATGGCACGTGGCGAGAAAGTTGCTGAACAGTCTCAAGGAGGTATAGGAATTCGTATAGCCGGCGGTGCCATTGGTGCTGCCATAGGCTTGGTTGCAACCACTTCGGTTAATACCATAGCCAGGGCTTTTAAGAGAACTTCCGAGAAGACCAACAGCTTTCTTGATACGATAACCGAGCAGTTGAAGAATTTTGCTAAGTCATTGGAGCAATGGGGTGGAGCTATTAAGTTAGCTCTATACTCAGGGCTTGTATGGTTTCTATGGACCCGTTTTGAGAATGACATACTTAGAGGCGTTTTAATAGCCTCATTTCCATTAATTTTTGGTAAGAAAATTGGTGCGTTTGTTTCTAAAGTCTTTTTGAAGGACTCAGACGATAAGCCAGTTCTTAGCCAGTCGTATTCCAGTGATTCAGCACTGCCAGCGTTGATAGCGATGTCAGTGTTGTTTACAGCTGGAATTAAGGGAAAGCCCAATGTGCTTGCTGCAGGAGTAGCAGCTGTTGGTATATTACCTAGGACTATTAAGGGGATTGAGTGTGTTTTAGACTTCGTTGTATCTGGCGTACAAGCTGTTGTGAATCTTCTGTTGCGGTGGATTGGACGCCCAGAGGTTAGATTTAGAAAGCAGGTTGACCAGGCTGTTGACAAAGCAGTTAAGAATGCTTGGGAGCTTGATCGTAAGATGCAAGCTAAAGATTATGATAACAGTCAAAGTCCTCAAATGTATTCGAAGTGCATGGACTCATTTGCAGAGTTGGTCAAGTTGATCGCTTTGTATCATGAGAACGTGCCTGTTCGCTTAGAATTGATTCAAGTACGAAATGTGATGGTAGGCCATTGTAATTCCTTGAAGACTGTGCTCGGGAGGGGTTCTGGCTTTCGCCAGGAGCCTCTTTCCATATTGATTGAGAGTCCGCCCGGGAAAGGAAAGACTATGAACATTCCGGTGCTTATTGGTGTAATTCTGAAACAGTCAGGTATTTTACCTGATTTGACTTTAGACACATTACATCAGGCTTTCTTCACGAGACCTCAGAATTCTGATTATTTTGATGGTTATCACGGTCAGGAGTGTTATTATATCGATGACATTTTTGCCAAGCATCAGAATCCCAATGGGATAACACAGTTTGATGAGGTTATGGCCTTTTATGGTAATGTGACAACAATGCTTAACATGGCTGAATGCGAGAAGAAAGGAATGTACCCGTTCAATTCTTCACTTCTGTTGATGACCACTAATGCAAAGACAATGTCATCTATTGGGGCATCAGCGCATTTGTTGTGCCCTGATGCCTTCAAGAGAAGGATTGATGTACATTTGCATATGGACGTTAAGACAGCTTTTCAGGTGAAGACAGGGCCACGTGCAGGACAGTTGGATTACAGCCTTTATCGCGCGGAGCTTAAGAAGCTAGCCGATGAAGGAAAACAAGGTTTCGAGGCCCACCCCTGGTACATATGGGAAGCGTGGGAAACCACTTTTGGTGACTTTGAATATAAGGCAGGTCATGGAAAGTGTTTTTCTGAGTTTGTCCCAATGTTTGTCGAATCAATGATTTACAAGAGGGAGAGCCATATGGAGAACATGGAGCATTTGCGCCGTGTATTGCAGGGTGGAAGGTACGAAATTGGGAAAACTGAGCAATCAGTGAGTTCTGAGATCAAGCCGGCCATTGAGCCTGTGACAGAAGGGTTAAAGTCTGCGGATTTTCCCAATCTTACAACCTTAAGTGCGGGGCTTATGCCAGTATTAGGAAGCAGTGTCTCAACTGACAAGCCTTTGACCTATCAAGAAGGTGGTGTGAAGCGCTTGGTTAAAGAGTTTGATATTGAAGCCGCTAAGAAGGCTGTTTTCCCATACGTGGCTTCTGCTGAGATATTGTCAACATGTGAAGACAGGTCTCATAAGAAAGTGCCTGAAGAGTACCGCAACAACTTCCCTTATGCTGTGGGATCCGTTCTCGAGTATATTCCCCCTGTTCCCCGTAAGCAGTCATTGCCCTTGGATGGTATAGGGGGTTTTGAAGATGATAATGTCGTACTTGAGCACGACAGCAAACCACCATCTCCGACTTTGGTGGCCCGTTTGTTTGGGAATGACTTTGCAAAGAAAGATCTTGCAGCATATTATGCTGAGATATGGGAACAAAATAAAGCTCTGTGCATGATTGCATCTGCAGTCGTGTTTTTCGCTGCTCACAAGTGTGTCATAAAGCCGCTATTATCAGCTATTTATGGTGCATACGAGAGTGTGTTTAAAAGCATGAGAGGTGAAAATCAAAGTAATGCCCCTAAGCCGTCAAATTTGGTGTTTAAAGTGGCACCACCTGCACAGATGCAGGGTCCAGGCCCAGGGTTATGGAAGATTGTTTACGATCAGACTTTTAAGCTTGTGGCTGACAAGGGCGATTCATATTTGCCATTTGGTCAGGTCATTATGCTAGCTGATTGTCTTGCTGTGATGCCCCATCATTTCATGTCGCTTATTATGCAGTACATAGATGAAGGACAACTCACGCACGAGACACCACTCATATTGAAGAATACTAATGGGGACAGGGTTATAATGACTATTAATAAGTTTTTATCTTACCCCACTTTTTCTGACACAGCAGCTGATTTGTGTTTTATCAACTTTAACAAAGGATTCCGCCTTTATCGCAACATCATTGACTTTTTCTTGAAGGAGTCTGATTATGCTACGGTAGGTGGGAGGGGCGTCCGTCTTGATGTCGCCGCCATTACTGGCGAGAACATGGAAGAAAGGATGCCCTTGGACAAAGTTACTTACATTACCCCCAATGTTAAGGTCGGTAACACCGTTTTGCGTGCAAGCAAGAGAACCTATACTCGCTGGGTGCAGTACGAAGCTGCTACACAGTTTGGAGATTGTGGTGCTCCAGTATCTTTGACGGACTACCGCTATTATAGCAACAGGTTTGTCTTAGGTATGCACGTTGCTGGTACACCGGCAACCGGGGAAGCATTTGCCACATTGATCCCTCAGGAGTTGTGTAAGAAGGCTTATTCCATGTTTAAGATTCGTGAAATACCCGAGGCAACTTTTAGCCAGAGTATGTGGTCAAGTGACATTGACGTAACTACTTTGGATGAAGTTCCTTTCACGGTGGATGGTCGTTTAGGTACAGCCAAGCCGCTGTACGCTGTGTCATCTGGTGTTTCTATTCCAGTCAAGAGTGCTCTTGTTAAGACACAGATAGGTAAGGACGATTTGTTTCGCGAAGAAATTGCTGAGATGAATGATGGCCATGTTCCACCTAATTTGGTTCCCATGAAGTTGGGACCACACCGTGACAGTGAGAACCCTGAGAACATTATTTTCCCGATGGAAGAAGCTACTCGCCCTTTTGTGGGAGACGTGTTTTTGCCTGATAGCTCATCTTTTAAGATTGGGCTTAATGTAGGCATGAGGCGATTCGGGAAAGCAACGGGAAAGTTTGATGCTCCGATTTTAACAAAAGAGCAAGCTGTTGCCGGTGAGGTGAAACTCGGTCTCAAGTCTTTGACTAGAGCAACATCTGTCGGCTATCCTTTATGTAGGGAAGCCAAGGACAAGAGAGATTACTTTGGTGTCGAAGAGAAGCCGGATTTCACGAGTGTTAAGGCTGTTCAATTGCTGACAGAGATCGACATGCTTGAGGACCTGATTCGAGATGGTTATCGGCCACAGTTTGTGTGCCGTGATTTCTTGAAGGATGAGGTTCGCAAAGAGGGCAAGGGAGCCCGCCTGATTGCAGGCACAGATTTGCGGTACTACATTTTGTGCCGCATGTATTTTGGTGCCTTCGTTGGGGCCGTATGCAGGACACATCTTGAGTCAGGATTATGCCTTGGGCTTAACCCGATGTCAGAGTGGGGTGCACTTCGTAGGAAGTTGCTTGTTCCAGATCCCAGCGGCAAGAACGTATGGGATGGAGACTTTGCAGGATTTGACAGCTCACAGATGCCTCGGCTTCTGTGGGACTGTTTGGATTACATCAACAACTGGTACTCCCTGCATGGTGGCACCCAAGAAGAGAATGACGTCAGGACCATATTGTTCATGGACCTGGTGTACAGCAGGCATATCACTGGACATCAGGGTGTTTTCACCACTGTTGTTGAGTGGTGTAAGTCTCTGCCTTCTGGACATTTCCTCACATCAACCATCAATTCCATGATTTCCATCGGTTTGATTGGAGCGGGTTATGTGGGCCTCACTGGACGCACTGACTTTTCGGACACGAGCGCTGCAGTTGTGCAGGGTGATGACAATTTGGTCTCTACCTGCGATGAGCTGGTAGGCGTGTTCAATCAGGTCACATTGTCAGATTTCCTGAAGAAGGAGTTTGGCATGGTGTACACAGCTGGGCGGAAAGGTGAAGAGCTCAAACCTGTCATTGGCATTGATGAAGTGGTTTTCTTGCAGCGCCGTTTCGCTGTTAAGATGGGCCATGACGTTTGCCCGATCAGGCCCGAGTCCTTTCTTTCCAGCATGTACTACGTCCACACACAAGACGCTGTGAGGACTAAGGAAGTGCTGTTGTCCAGCGCTGAGACTGCTTTGGAAGAGCTCAGCATGCATGACGAGAAGTACTGGGATCTGGTAGCTCCCAAGTTGGCAGCCATTAAGATTGGCTACAACGACGCTCCGTTACATTCTACGATGACATCTGCCGACTATTTAGAGGTGGTACGCAGCCGTGTTCCTAGCTATGTCTAGAGTATTGACATATACGCACCGTCGTGAGGCAAAATCATTTTCATATCCTTAATTATGGCGGTGGACAGGGTCAATACAGTCGTCATGTGTATTTACACTACTACTCAGGTGTGACATTAAATAAACCAGAGAAGTATGAAACTTCCTAGGTGTGTGGACGACACCCTATGGTCGAACAATCGTCATCCAATCAAATTAAAAATATCAGAGACAATGATGAGGACTGTTCCACCATGGACGCCTCTATGACCATCAGCGGGGATGTGAGCAATGCTGGGAAGACTGCTTTTGTGAGTGAGGCTTGTGAGGCTGTTGATGCCCTGGGCGATTATATGCCCATGGCACTTTCTGTGCCCCAACCTGACATTCAAGATATCACTCAGTATTTTGCCCGCCCTCGTTTGATTACGCGTGGTTCTGTCACTTTTGGCAGTACCACCCCACTGTATACTGTTGACTATCAAGCTGACAATTCTCAGTTAATAGCACAGTTTCCTCAGTGGACGCAGAGGCTGGCCGGCGCCTATGGTATCCGGTTTTCCTTGAACTTTCGTGTTCAGGTTGCCGCTACTGCATTTCATCAAGGAGTACTTGCCTTGTCATGGCAGTATGGCGAGACCGGCGGCAAGGTGTTTGAGAGAGGTGCCAGACCTTTCACTTGCACCAATTTGCCACATGTGCGTCTTGACATGTCTGAGAGTACTATGGCAGAGCTCAAAGTGCCTTTCTTAGCGCCTAATGAGTTTTGGGAAGTTCTTGGCCAGACAGCTGGAGATCCTGTAGCTGGAGATTATGGTTCTTTGAATCTTGTTCCCATTCTGCCCACAGTATCTGTGCTTGGTCTGGCTGCTGCCACATATGATATTTATGTATACATCACAGACATAGAGTTGTTCGGCGTTGATGTCATCAACCCCAGCACCATTGTGTTGCAGGGAGGTGGTGCATTAATTGCGAAAGAGGTCAAAGAAGCCAAAATTGTATCTGGCACTCTTTCTAATATGGCTAAGATTTCTAATTTTGTGGCTCGTGGTATTCCGTCTTTGGCGGCTATTGCAGGTCCTGCTAGCTGGGCTTTAGACACAGCTGCAGGAGTGGCAAAGTATTTTGGCTTTGCCAAGCCCATTATTCAAGATCCAGCCATTAAGCATTATAGAACTGCATATGTTGGAGAGTATCATGTTGATGAGCCAGTTTGCGGTGAAGTGGTGGGACCTTTTCAAGGGAACACAACTGTCATTGACACTTCTCTTGGCGCCACCGAGATTGATGAAATGGCTTTAGCTTATATTACGTCTCAGTGGTCCCAAGTGTACCGTGGCTCTGTCAATACTGTGAACTCTCATGGTACCGCTGTTTATGCTGCTCCTGTGAGTCCTTCAGTATTTTGGTTTCGCACTGGGGGCACATCGATCGGCAACATAAACTTTCCCACGAGTTCTGCTTCACTGATTTCTCAGTCTGGGAATGGCTTTATGCCTTCTAGTCTGATGTATATCAGTTCGTTTTTCCGTTATTGGAAGGGCGGTATGAAGTTTCGTTTTACTTTCGCGAAGACCAAACTTCATGGTGGCAGATACATGGTGACGTATAACCCTTTTCTTCAGTTTCAAGCAGAACCAGCCAATTTTGGCGCTTTTGCTGCAGGTCCAGAAGTTGTTGGTACTTACCAGCAGCCATATGGAAACTCCCTGATTATGGATTTGAAGGATAGTAATATATTTGAGTTTACTGTTCCTTATGTGTCTACGACTCCATACAGATCCTTCAACTCTTCCATCGGGAGCATCACTGTTGTGTGTATTGACCCGCTACAAGCAACTGCTACGGTCACTAATACCGTGCCTTTTATTGTCGAGGTCTGTGGGGACAGTGATTACGAGCTTGCTGATTATTCTGGCGTGTATTTTCCGTTGCATCAAAGTGCTACTGTTTACACTCAGTCAGGTGGTGAGCTTGTGGCAAAGACCCTGAAACAAACTTATTCCAATACTATGGGTGACAGGATGATGTCTGCCAAACAGATTATTCAGATGCCTTCTCCCACGGTTTTGGCTGTGACTACTGGTTACAGTGTACCGCAGTATGTAGCCCCGTGGTTTGTCAATACGACCCATATTAGTGTCACCGGTATGTCAGCAGTTCCTAATGCTGTCAATACTACCACCGGTTTCCAGGGTGGCAATAATGCCGGTATGGCTATGGCTAGGTGTTATGCATTTGTCAAGGGGGGTACAGATCTACACGTTTATTCGACTGATAATTCTGCTATCACCACTATTCACCAGGGCAGTATTCTGGGTAGGAGTCCTATGGCCACAGCTCTGCTTAATAGGCAAACTTTTCCTAGTTCTACTCCTGCTGCAGTGCAGTCTGATGGAGTTCCATTGCACACCAGGTTGCCTTCTTATCAGCCTTTGGTGCGCATTCCACCTTGTGCACTTGACGCCCAGATGGATAAACCTTTCTCCAACCTCCGTCCTGGCACCGGAGGTATACTGGGTCATCTATATAGGATGACCACCCTTTCTTCAGCGCCTGCCACGCTGTATACATTACGTTCGGCGTCAGATGATGCACAGATGGCTCATTTTATGGGTCCTGTGCCAGTCTTTATTCCGAATTCCGCTTCAGTCAATGTTATTGATAGCGGATACGATTTCCAGCCTTAAAAACGCTGTGAACTAGTCGCCTTGTGCGGTATTTAATTATGATTCACATGTTTCTCGTTAGTTTGAGAGCATTTGAATATTAGATTCTATAGAAGGCGGCTGCCTTACTAGTTCATTCACATGTAGAGCTACCTAAATCATCAACTTTCGAGTTAGATTGACAGGT